CAAGAAGCGACTTTTAGTTATCTAATTTTAAACACAAAATTTATTTTAAATTACTTTCATTGATTCACCGATTAATATTTTAGAAAATGCCATTAGTACAATTTCTTTTAATCCTTTTAATTGCACTCAACAAAATCGCCAGCGGATCAACTGCTAGCGTGACCGGTTCCCAACCCTCCACTAACCCAAGAGTTAAACGTGAAGGATTCGGACCCTGGGAAGCACAAGAAACATGGGATGAACGTGGGAAAACCGTTATAGGTTCCATGAACATCACAGACATAATCAAACGTGTCGTATTAGAGGAAGCTGAAGTTATTAAAAACGCTACCGTTGAACTCGTAACCAAGATCGAAGAGCCTTTCATTAGACTCTCTCACAGTTACGTATTCCGGGCAGTTGTTTTATTAATTTTCGTGCTGCTTTTAATCAAAATCGTTTCCATCTGCAAACCTTTGTTGAAGGTTGGTTTCAAAATAGTTTCCTTTATTTTTAAACCCTTTTTATGGCTTTTCACATTTTTAGTCAAGATAACAACCCGAACTTCTTGTTGTATTCATGTCGCAACTATGTGGCCTGTTTACAAGATACGCCTTTGGTATTTCAATCATAAGCTTAACAGAGAGATTGTTGTTACTAATCGAGATGATTATGAAATGACTCCTTTAGTGAGTACATCTGAAATTTATACAGATGCAAGTGGACCCTATTTAATGGCTCCTGGTAACTGCAAAATTTACTTTCATAAATCACCTCTTAGTACACACGATTTCCTAAACTTGAATCAGTATCCTTCTGCTCCCGAACGAATAGGTGGAGCTACGAAAGAGACAGTTTTAGTTAATTCTAAGTTTAGATCTATTGATACCCTTCCGGCTTTTCAAGGACAATTCATGGTTGATGGTATTGTGATTGGACACTTCTCACGCATCAAATATCAAGGCAAAGATTGCATCATAACAGCTCATCATGTTCTTAGTTATAATCAAGGATCCCACATACAAATTGTTAATAAAAATAACAGTGTTGACTTATGTGATGTTCCATGCAATCTGATTGCTTATTCCCATGACACTCATTTCGACTGGGTCGTTTACGAGCTCCCTTCAGCGGTCTTTTCCCGCTTAGGTTTAAGAGTTGGTAAAATTGCCAAGACTCTGAAACGAGGCGCAGCCATCCAAATTCATCAAATTTACGAAGGCGGCTTTGTTTATAGTATGGGTATTCCCTTTAAACACGAAACTCTTCCGTGGCATATGAAATACCGCGCCAGTACCATCCAAGGTTCTTCTGGAGCGCCTATTTTGAATGTCAGACAAGAAATTGTTGGCATACACTTAGAAGGCAGCGACACCATTAACACTGGTGTTGTTCCTGCTATCTTTCGAAACTCGCGAAAGGAATCCATCGGCAACGATGATCTTTTTGCTGGAGATTTAAGTTATGCTAAATATACATCGTATTCAAAGGAACAAAACCTCAGAGACATTGAAGAAATGGGTTACTACGAAGTTAGTAGAGACGACGCCAAATATGACTACGTTTCTCACTTTGGTACCAATTGGGGTAAAATTATGGATGACAACGATGAAAATTTCGATTACAATTACATAGGCATCGGTACGGAACCCGGCCGGGGACAAAAAGAAAGTCCCTGGACTTGCTCTACTTGCAATTTGCTACACTTGGAAAAACGATTTGATTGCTCTAGTTGTGGTGCTCCTCTCAAGAAGCTCAAAACTCAGCAACATGAGAAAACAACTGCTTTTAACCAGACATCAGCTGCTCAGGTATTACCTGACTTGGTGCTAGATAAAGTAACTAGCGATCTTAAGTCTCTTTTCGAGAGAATGGCGCTAACTGAACAATTGGTTAGTCAACATTTAGCGGGTGAAGTAAGTTCCCGAGCCCAAAGGCGAGCTTTCATTGCTTCATGCCCACAATTTACTAAGGAATTAGCAGACAAAACTGGTTGGATATTTCCGCAGAACACTGCAGAAACACAATTTTTAGGACGCAACTGCGACGAAAATTGGGACCAAAACATTGAGTTGGCTGTTACCACTCCACAAGATTGTGAAACATTGATAAAGCTGCCTAACGCTAAGTTTTCAGAGCGGCCTGAGGTTAACAGAAAAGAGACTGCGACTCTTATGTTAGAACCCACGATTAAAAATAAAATAAAACGCAAAAGGAAAAATAAAAAGAAAATAGTTAAGCTTTCACCTGAAGTTTCCGTTAAGGAAACGGTTTTTCAGAAAAACCAGGCGGGACCAGCGACCCCTGGGGACAATGGATCAGCTGGAGTACAACAGAAACAGAGTTCTCAAAACTCAGTTCAATCGTTGGAAACAGCTCTTGCACTTTCAGAACAGGTAAACCTACAGTACAAAATGCAGCTTGGAAAAGCGCAATCGCTATTAACCCAGCTCTCCAGTCTTACGGCTGGCCAGACCGCTCAGCAGATGCAGAACGTACTAGCTTCCAGTTGCAATGCGACAAATTCGTCGAGGGTAATAAACCTTCCGAGATCGATCGCAAAGCCGCAATAGAACACACTAATTCTTTTTACATCAGATTTTCAAACCCAGATTTCTTAAGCTCTTACGACCGTGAAATTTGGAAAGAGAAAATCAAAGACCTCAAAACTGTAATTAAACCAGAATCATCGCCAGGTTGCCCTTACGCTCTCCTAGGAAATACAAATGAAATTTTCTTCGATCGAGCCGGTGACCTATTTGAAGATTTAGTCTTGGACAGAATTGAGGCTAGATTAAAATATTCTAAGCAAATTAAGAATTTATCAAGAAAACAACGTGTCGAACTCAATCTACTAGACCCGGTGCGAGTGTTTGTCAAAAACGAACCTCATAAAATCGAAAAGATCCTCGAAGGACGCTTTCGATTGATTCACTCGGTTTCCATTGTAGACAAGATGATTGAAATGTTGTTGCATTCTCACCTCCATAAGCTTGAAATATCTAATTGGAGAAACATCCCTTCTAAACCTGGGATAGGTTTCACTGAAAACGATAATCAACTTCTTTTTGACCAAATTAATGCCAAACAAGTTTCCGGCGACACTCAAATGTCTACCGATGTCAGCGGTTGGGATTGGACTGTTAAGAAATGGATGTTGGAAGATCTAGCACAGGCCACAATTGGACTGTGTGATAATCCTTCTCCCGTGTGGACTTCCCTGGTCATGCTTGAACCAGAGCTAGAATCACAAAGCATCTATCAATTTTCCGATGGAATGCTTGTCTGCCCTACTTATAGTGGCATAGTCAATTCAGGAAAATACAAAACTAGCCGCGGCAATTCATGGATGCGTGCTTATTTAGGTATTATGATAGGCTGTAAAACTATTATGACGGCAGGAGATGATTCAGTCGAATCTTTCGTGGAAGATGC